CTTTTTTGTTACTAGAGGACGTTGCTCGCCTGCTGGTCTCTTGCGCTATTCCTTGGTATCTGGACTCAGGTGTCTCGGTAGGTCGTTAGAGAGCTTAGAAGGACGAAGCTACGGACCAGGTGCTTGGGTAGGTAGATGTCGGACTCTATCCCCAGTTCCAGGCAGTTCCTTAGTTTTTCGAGTTCCGTCCTGATTGTTGTAGGCCACTCCTGGATGTTTCTTATCCATTCGGTAATCCTGTTCACGTCAGTTGTTATCTCTCCACTCAGTGACCAGTATGCTAGCCTGACTCGCAGTTCTTTCTCGGAGTCAGATAGAGCTGTATCTCCGGTGTACTCGACCGTCCTGTGAGATGGCCCTGATGTTACCGCTTTGAAGAGACCCATCGGCGATGACCCGCCTCCCATAACGAGCTCCTGGGATAGTCCAATACTAGGCGCCCATATCCGATCGGTCTGTTCATGGAATGCGCAATACGAAGCCTCCGCATTTAGCATGTCAGTTGGTGATCCTGCTATCCTTACGTATGCAGGAATGCCTGTAGCTGCAAACTGCTGTCTAATCCTCAATCTAGTGCGTGTATCTACACCTTCGACATCAAGGAGGACAAGGTCGTATAACCCTTCTACACATTCGTCCAGCAGGCGTTCTAACACGCCCGGATTTGTGATGTCTCCTCCGACTATCCATGAAACCGGATGTAGAGAAAAATGGGGGTGTCCTACAGGAGGGATATAGGATATTGACTCCTGACCTAAAGATTCTAACTCCACTGCGAGATCAACTCCGATAACATGGGCGTCCTCTCGAACTACTCGTAGTATCCCCCCTGCTCCTATACCTATGATCAAGACGTTGCCTTGCTTAGGAGTCAACCCCCATATTGGCCCCCAGCGGAGGTGGGCATCAGAAAGATCCATCCAGAGTCGTAATTGGTACGAGTGTAATGTGTCAGTTAGCGCATACGACGGATGAGACAACTCATACACCTGTTGGGCATCAGTTCCGAGGCAACTGATACAATTTCCTTCCATTGCTGTAAGTACACTCACTGGAGGGGATCTACAGTACTCTATATTAGGGATTACAGAGGACCTGTAGCCTCGGATTTTCTTTTGAGGAGATGTATCTTCGACCCGGAAGTCATTCGTAAGCTTCGACTGATGAATAAACGTAAGGATGTGTTCTACCGATTGGTACTCTTCTTCTGGTCTTGTCAAGGAAGTGAGAGCTCGCAGTAGTATCTTTGCGCTCAGAACGTCCTTTGTTCCGTGTCTCTTGTAGAGAGAGCAGGCTATCCAATACGAGAGAACGCTAACCAGCGTACTGCTGAGAGAACTTAAGCCCATCGTAAACACGCCAGGGAGAGGTTGACTTGTTTGGGCTCCTAACGTGCACGCAGCATTGATTACCTGTAGAACCCACCATTTAATGCACGTCTCTCGGCTCCTTCCTCCTATGACCGGTCGCCCGAAATCCATCGGGATATCCTGACATTCTTGGATAGTACTTAAGACCGAAGGCACCAGGAGAAGGGCGGATTCAGCAACGAGGGATACGAAATGGTTCCTGACTACTAGATTTTTATGTAACGACCGTATAAATCTCCCTGACATATGAAGGATGCATGCATCTCTTAAGCCCAGTAGATAGTCGGAGTAAGGGATAATTGTGCACTCAGGGAGATCGATGACTCTGGATGAGCGAATCTCACTACGGACATATGTCCCGGTCCGTATACGTCTCATTCTGCCCGTGAGGACGTCGAGGAAGATAGAAGCAATGGACTCCCTCAGGTAGAGATGGCAGGTAGGGAGGGAAGAAAGAAGGGTAGGGAAGTTTCGCGCGGACTTTGGGTATCGGCTTGATACTCGGATCTCTTCGCTAGTCGAATAGAATAGTCGAGGACTCGGTCGCAAGATAGTGGTCATTGGACGATCTAGATCTACGAGATGATCTTGGACAATTGGGACACACTCAATATCCGGAATTGTGAGAATACATCCAAACGGGGAAGTGATCTCTAGGGGGGCTAGGTACCAGCATGACAGGGTACTCAGCGTCAGATATATCTCTTGGTACGATACAGGTCGGTCTATAGTTCCTAAACCTCGACTGTGGTTTGAGGATACCGATAGATGGGATGCCCAAGTACTTGTAGAACTTATATAAGAGCCCATAGGTGCATCAGACGTACTGTACCTATGTGCTTCAGTCCCGCCCACCTGCTCCTTCGTGAAGATATCCAACTCTTCAACGTCATACTGACATCTAGATTGGGCTATCGTTGTCAAGAAAGTATGACACCAAGACCCAGGAGTCGTTAGGAGCTTCCTTATCTGGAGAAGTTTGATTGCGTCCTTCTGAGGTGGGCTTGAGTCTACGGGACGGACCCATTTCGCGACAGACTTCTCTGAAGTAAGGCTTCCTATGTAGGGGTTAGTAGGACCTCTATTGTTCCTTGACGACGTAGTATCACCCTGGAGACACATCACCGAGACTATAGGTGACTCTGCTCTCTCAGCAGCTAACGCACTACCTACATCGTAAGGTAATACTAAGATTTTCCCTAGATCCAAAGGATGAATATTCGTGACGCCTTCCATAATTCCTACTCCCCATCTTTCTCGAAGTTTTAACGAGAGTTTGTACATCTGAAGAGACCCGTTAAACTTATGGATTGAGGGTGTTCTAATCTTATACACCAGAGCCAGGTTGTCGTAAGTCTGGCGCATATACTCTCGATCGTACATCAAGCACCGTGTAGTCAAATCTTCATCTTCTGCTCGTCGAGCAATCTTGTAGAGAGTTGACGTATTTGTAAACCGCTTACTAAACGTATCACATGTTCCAAATAATGAGCTCTTGTAAACGTCGTGTACTATCTTCGGGTAGAGAGGCTTAGAAGATAAAAGGTCCTCCATGAATGATGATCTTGACCGATCATTATAGATTAATAGTGATTTTATATCTGAATTCCTCGTGACTCTTAACAGGGGCCCTTTCATCCTGGACGCCATCCGGGAAGTGGCAGGAGCTATTCTCCGAATAGGTATCGAGTAGGGATCAAGAATCAATCCCTCTTTATCTACTTTCGAGTCTACTTCGAGAGTAAGCCCTCGATCGAGTACCTCAAGATAAGCTGAGACAACAGGGAGGGTACGAAAGGCTCGAAGAGAGCAGAGAGAGGAAGCTAACGGGTCTTGATGTCCTCGATAGAGATATTCAGCCAACGTACCTACAGGTAGCCCTCCCAGATTCGAGGGAACTAGAGTTAATAGAATGTCCCATTGCCTTGTATCTAGATCCCCCAATATCTTCCCACTAGAATCATACAGGGAATCTCCGTGCAAGTATGAGACTCGAAACTCGCGTCGGATTAACCAATTCTCGACTAGCTTCGTGAAAAAGAACAAAGGTAACGTGTATCCGGAGCGATCTGTAGTAGCGGATCCAGTCGCTGAAATCTTCGAGAACACTTGGAACATGCTTGGTACATCCGAGGTAGTGGAAGGGAACATTCTTGCCACCGATTTGCACGTGGTCTCTAAGACTCGACCCTTGTACCATAGTTCTTTCCCGTACGATGTAAATGATGTTCCAGCAGTACATTCTTCTGGTTTTAACTCATGTCCGACTGCCGCTGCAAATTCCGAGCACGAACGAGATACCGATTTATACAGCTCCCTAACCCGATCTGCAAATTCAGGGTCCGACTCTTCTGGGTTTCTGTTGCATTCTATAAAGAGAACTTGATTATCACCCTGACCCACTATATTGTACCTTAGGCCTAGAGGCCAGATTGCCGCTTGAATTATACAAATAGTAGCTAAGGTCCAACCTTTCTGGAATATCCCTTCCATGCCAGTAGGATGACCGTTCCAAATCCCGGGCTGGTCTGGTATGTGCCCTCCTGTCCGTTTAGTTAACTTGGGTGTGAAAGACGAGTGTCTCAGGACCACCATACAAGTTTCGTAAAATTCATGGACCACGTCGTACAAGCGTTCGGTCCCGAAGATTTGATCGAATCTCCTTCCGAGCGGGTTCATCGTACGCTGCTCAAATTTAAGGTTCCACCTGGAGAAGTCAAGCTCAATCATGAGAGTTTTCTTCTTTGTACTATCTCCGGTTCCTGTAAGCTTGAGAAATCTCTGAAGCAGCTGGGTCTTGGAGTCGGTCATTGATTGTTCTGGGATATAAGAGAAAATCCCTTCCGCCAAGTTTTGCTCGGTCAACACGAAGAAAGACCTCATCTCAAGGACCATCATCGAAAAAGTCCGCGGTTCGAGTTTCATCTCACGCTCCTTTGGGCATACCGTCACAATGCGCCAGTCAAACGGGATGTCCCTGGCCGAGATCCGATTACATATGGCTCGCATGTCTAAAGAAGTCCTCGATAGAAGCTCCTCAAGAACCCGGGTACTAGTTGTAGCCTTGACTGGAGTGAAAGGGAGACGACCTTTCCACGAGTTGTCTATCTCTGTTCGCTTGTATGAGATGGCTGTGTCTGATATGAGAGACAGTATATCCTTCCCGTAATCAAACTCGAGATGAGGAGCAAACGTAGCATAATCCCAATCCGAGGCATCATACAACCCGAGACCGAGAGGTAACGAAGGGTGGTTACTATCATGTAACTCTTGAAGTTTACTCCGCTTCCCTTCGGGAAGGTTAAATATAAGAGGAGGCCATCTAGCCTTTTTCCGGATGTACCCCCGGGTATAAGTATGGCAAAAACTCCATTCTAGTTGCTTAACTGCCGATGGAGAGATGGTCCTGTTAGCTTGAGCTAGAGTCTTCGAGGATTCGCACCCCCGGACTGGGTCTATATAGGGATGCCCTAATAATTTGAGGAAGGAGAACACTTCTCCTAGCTCATCTGGATTATTGATCGACCGTACTAGTCTCCAGAGAGAGTCGATACCTTCTTCTCTCTTCAGAATTGCAGCTTTATACCATGACCGTGCCTTGCTTCGATACTTCCTTATCATGTTAACGATTTGAGGAGTTGGGTCTAATATTTCCTCACTAAGTTGAATGAGTCGTAGCTTGACTAACCCTTCGAGTCCTTTGATCGTCTCATAACCCTCTTCGCCCATGATTCGCAAAAGGTTCGTACCCCATCGAGTAAACTCCAGCAGGTGGGAACATAGACTGGCTTTTCCCGGAGTTGAGTGAAAGTACAGATGCAGAAGCCAATGACTCATAGAAGCGTCCTTCACCATAAGGAGAGCGTCGTGCGAGAAAATCACCCATCGAATCCCGATCTGTACCACGGTCATTTGACGATTCGTGTAGTACCCTGGACCTCTCACCCAATTGGAGTATCTGCATTTCCGTGTAGTCACCGAGACAATATGGTCCCAATATGCGGCTGTCAGATAAGACGTCAAGACACAGTCGTTGTCTAAAGGATCTACCATAGGGGGAGGGAGAGGCGGAAGAGGCTGGTGATCGCCTCCGGGTAAAATGAGGCCTTCCTGAAGAGATTTCTGGATATCCCGAATCGACTGCACACTCGGGCTTAATGCATCATGCGCGTCCTGCTGAGAAAGGCCGGGGGGCACGAGTGCCAGTGCTTCTCCTGTTAAGCGAGCAGTGTGGGGAACAAGATCGATAAGGATCTCTCTCGTGCCCTCTACTGCCAAGAAGCCTCGTCCGAGCTTTTCAGCTAAAGTAAGACGATGCTTGGTTTTTTCACCTCGATAAGTAGCACCTGGCTTGTCCGGAGGGGATTGTTGGAGGATAGAGAGAAGGAAAGGAGCGTAGAGATGGTCTGTAAGGGGAGAAGAAAGCGTCGTCTCAGCGATCGAAGGCATAGTTCCATAAGATGAGTGAGATATTGTTTTCTCATTTTTACTTACTAGAAACCTGTTGTGTTCATTTGTATTGGTGAGCAGTGTAGCATGTTACAAGTGACGTCTCACCCAGGCAAACTTGAGCTCCTTACCTGCCACTTTCTCGGTCGAGAGAGAAGATTTAGGAGGGAGAGGAGCCGGATCACGCGTTAGCGTATTATCTCCCATGATGAGACGAACCCCTTGTTCTACAACTTGTGATGGTGCAGCATGAGTGAACGACTGCTTGACATTAAGGATCCTCTTCTCGAGGGGTGAACACGTGGACACCTCCACTCGTTGAACGAAGACCGGCAGATGAGGCGTGATACTAATCATCTCGTAAACCTTCCCGGGACAAGGCAACCCGTACTCATCCACACTAAACGGAACGAATTTAACCATAGGGACTACTAGAGTCGAGTCACCCCAAATCAGAGTGATCATCCTGTACAGCGCTTCTGTCGCATCTTGACTCAATGCTAACCCTCTTAGCGGAGACTGTCCCACGTACAACGCAAGTTGGAGATCCCGAGCCAGATCCGGTGACAACAACTGAGTCAGTTGTACAACAGCGACCCAAGTGGGTCTCTCTACCTCGACAGTGTTGATCGTAACTTCGGGGAGATCAGATCTAACATATAATTGTCCGAAGTCCTCTGGAGACTGGCGGGCCGCTTCGGTCTGAGGTGCGGTCAGGTCAGAGGTATGACTGCGTAGCACTGAAGGCTGGGTGACTCCTAGAGAATTCTCAGGAGAGAGAGCCCTAAGGGAGTCGGGATTCTTCGAGTGGAGTTCGGTTGACGCGCCTCCTCGCAAGAGTCGGGCTGTTCGTGTTTGGATCGATCCCATAGCCGACTCTTGTGCTCAAACTAGGAACTTCGATATGTTATCAACTGTTGATCGTTATGATTGACCACTGTGTATCAGGTAGTGCCAAGGTACATATATGTAGATATATATGTATATATGAGTATATTTTCTCGTTTTTTACTTACTACCCTAACAAGGAAGGCTTCAAGGATATGGCGTGTATGAATCAAGTAGTCTTTTTTGGCTCAGTTGTCGTGAGTAATCTTTCGAGCAACTGAGACTGACGCTCAAGAAGAGCAGCTTGCTGCTGGGAGGCCTGGAGCAGAGATGCAAGCTGCGTTTCTACATTGTTCAGCCGGGCTTCCACAGATCCTGTGGACATCGTACTCCGGATGGATCCTACCTCGGATGGAGGTCGACTAGTTCGTCCAATTATCCCTCCGACGGAAGGACGACCAGAAGAAGACCAACGAGATGCGTTCCATTGAGAATAAGTTTGCATAATGGCAGTGTAAAAGTTGCACATGATACTAGAGACTGTTTTCTCATTTTTACTTACTAGAGGTCTTTTAAGCATAGTGCCAGACAGAGGTAGAGATTACCTAATAACGGTAGACAGGTAAAGAGTTGATATACTGAAGTGTCCAATCCTTGCGAGGGATTGCTTTAGTCATGGGCTGAAGGGACAGTCCTTTGTCTCTCAAGAGTCTATTAAGAGTCCGGACTTGAATAGTCTTATTCGGTGAGTACGTGGGTAACTCCGTCACCCCTCCGAACGTTGCGGTCGTGGTTGTGGCCTGTTTTGCTGCGACCGTCGTGCTTGCTCCTGGGGTGCTTTGGACGGGAGGCTTAGAATGATTAGGAGGCAACTGAACACTCACTGGCCTAGATCCACCTACATTTGTTTTCTTCTCAAGTATAGTCAATCGGGTTTCGATACGAGTCAGGAGATCATGAGTGCTTCTCATTTGTGCTTCGGTGTACTTTCTGACCTCGTCGAATTGTTTTTCAGTATACGTCCGAAACATGTTAAGCTCTGTCCTGACTGATCCTGCATCAGAAGGGCGTTCCTCCTGAGGGACAGGGTCCTCGTATAAGCTACCAGTCTCAAGGAGTTCATCTCCTGCATCTAAGTCGACTAAGGACTGGTGGTCAGACGGACGGACAGTCCCAACCCATTCTCTTACACTATCTGGATCATGAGCAATCTTGGCCGAGGCCGGGATTCTTCGGACCGGTTTCCTCTCAGGAGGGACTCTAGCCGCCTGTAGAGAAACAGCAACTGTTCCGGGAAGAGGTAGAACATTGGGGTCTCTTACGCTTTCTTCAAATAAAACTGACTCATCCTCTACCCTATCTCCTGTAACCGGCGGTACTGCTTCCGGCACTGCAGACTTGCTCAATGGCTTTGTCGATACTTCGACGTTCATAGCAGATTGTAACTCGGATAGAACCTGAGCTGGGTCCGAAATCGTCTGAGCAGTTGCTTTATCCATATTAAGTCAGTTAGCAAGAGGTCATACAGAGTTTGTATATTTTCTCGTTTTTAATTAATTGACATGGACGACTCTCGCAGCTGTCCTGATCCTAACATAGGAGACGAGGTTGAAAATGCCTCACAGAATCTGAACTTGAGTAGACGGAGGAGTGATCTCTGGCGCAGGTCTAGGATCTACATCCTGAATGCCTAAAAGGGCTACGAGATCTGCCATCCCGGTATTAATAGGGACATCTGGATCTCTTGCAACTACTCGACGAATAAGATCTTCGTATCGCTCCTTATTGTAGACATAATCCCGGAAAGTCTTCTCTACCTCCTCATAATAGTGCCCTGCGACAGCTATGAGGGGTCGTATCTCGGATGTAACAAACAAATACTGTGACTGATCAACTAAGAGACGGTGGTATGGCCGAAGGTCAGCAGGGACGGCTTGAAACTTAGCGAGATCCGCAGCGAACACTTGGTAGTAAGGGATAAGCTCAGGTAACTTAGCAGTCCATGGTCTTGACCTCAGCAAGTTTGTCACTGCCCCAAGATGTGTCATCCCTACGTTCTTGAGCAAAGCAAACATGACTCGAAAAGGGTCAACATTCGGGGGGGAAAACATCCGACTCCTGTCGAGGCTGATGAAGAAACATGTTATCAAGTATCTGAGCTGAGGAAACAGCCCGAAACCCGCATTTACCTGATCAAGAGCTTCCAAGTCAGGGCCGTAAGTCCCCCCAGGGAACAGCGATATCTCTGAGTCATCAAGCTTATACTTCCCGATGAGCGAGTTTGGCCGAGCTACTTCGTAAGCGTTCTGAGCACCCTCTCCGGCAGGCTTCGCGTATGTCATAAACGCAACGGCTGCAGCAGCATAGAGAGATTGTGGGTTTGATACAGCCATACTCTCCGGAACAAGTCCCGACATAGCCCACTCATCGTCGTCTTGCCCGTTAGGGTGATGGCCATCGGTTAAAGACTCAACCATTCGTGCAGTGTCTACCCGAGTGACGTGGATGGGCGCTTTTGCATCCACGAGATACTTCGCGAGCTCGGGGATGCAGGTGAGGATAATTGTCATCATCTTCGAAACAGCGATATGTGCTGTTAAACTCCTCCGCTGGAACGACGATATGAACGCTGCAGCTACCACGACTCTGTCATCCTCACTACTTCCAGGAAGAGGTAGATAAACAGTCAAGACAGGTGTCGTAAGGACAGGGGCTTGGGGAATAGTAAAGGATGCCATTGAAGGAGAGAAGCAACAAAATGTATTTTCTCGTGTTTAGTGATAACGATGGGTTAGCGCAAGCTACCCCCAGGAGGAGAAATAGGAACGAAC